GAACACAGGAAAAATTTTCACACTGCCTGCTTTACCAAGCACAGTAGAAAATGCGTTAGCTGACGGAGAAGTAGTTTTCAAAATACCCGCGAATGCTAAACAGAGAATGGGACTAGATTCTACTTCTGTGAAGACATTCTATATTTTAAGTGAGAATGCAGGAACAGGACAGACCAAGATATACACTGGATCTGTTCAGTCAGATGAGAACATGAACTTGGAAAACGCTAGAATTCAGAATCTGGGTTCACAGGCTATCACCGTGAAAGACTTAATATCTGGAATCTCTGGAGCAACTGGAAGTACCGGATCTGCTACCATCAATCCAAATCTCGGAGTTGTTTCTTCAAACCAGTCACTCATCTCTCAGCTCAATCAGATGAACATAGTTTCTATACAACAAGAAGAGTCACAGCAAACTCTGTTACCTGTGATTCCGGGTTTCACGATGGACAGCAACGCAGAGAGCGTTAACGCAATTGCTCCTATCATTGGCACAGCCTCTAACATTGGAGTAACATCAACAATAAATAGCACGAACGCTGGATGATCTTAAATGCAAAAAATAACCAGTTCGTCTTTACTCTACCCAAAGGGTTCTTGGACAAAGAATTGGAAGAGAAATACTCTTACTATCTAAAGAGACTTCCTACTCCCTTTGAGAACATAGAAGACTATCTGAATCACACTATTCAGTCTGTGACTTTCCCTTCTGTGACAGCAGAAGAAGTAGAACAGACTCTTGACAAGAGACCTGTCTATTGGAGACAGTCTTTTGACTTAGAAAGAATCATTTCTAAGGAGTTCACCGTAAACTTCAAGACTGCAGACGGATACTTGAACTATTGGGTATTATTTGAACAGTTTCAGAGATATCTGAACGAACAGAACACCAAAGACTACTTTCCGGACATGAATCTTCGTTTTTTGGACAGGCAAGGTTATCAGCTCGTAAACATCATCTTTAGAATGCCTCTCATGAAAGGAATTGACCAAGTGGAAATGAGCTACGCTTCTACTGCCTTCGAATTTAGAACTTTCGGAGTGACATTCAAGTACAACATTTTTGAGATAGATGTTCAGCTTGACTAGAGATATATAGTTCAATAAAAAAGAATTGAGAAAATGAAATCTTTCGAAGAAATAATCAAAGAAAACAAGGATCAACTACCGCAGACTCTGAATGAGTACATCGTTCTAAAAGACGGAGAATTTGAGTATCTCACAGAATCTGAAAGAACCGAATTGCAAGAAGTTCTCAAGGAGTTCGGTGACAAGAAAATTTCTGAACTCGATGAAGGAATCTTAGGAAAAATCTTCGGTGGAGTAGCCGGTTTCTTGGTAGGCCCTTCGGTTGGAAAAGTCATAGCTAACGCATTGGGAATTGACAAAGGAATCTTCTATGACATGCTAACTTCTAGATTGGTTGGAGCAGCTCTTGGTGCTGCACTGACTAAGTACATTGGTAGCAGCAAATAAAAAGAAACAAATGAAGCACATCAAATTATTTGAAGCATTCTTGAATGAAGCTGCAATCGATCCAGAACAAGAAGCACAGGACATTCTAGACGACATATTAAGCGAAAGAGATCCCGAAGAGCTTGCAACTATGACAATGGAAGATGCTCTAGAAACTGTGGAAGCTTATGGCCACACAGGACAAACCGCAAAAAATATCGCGGCTGCTCTTCATGCAATCGCTGAAGGATTGTAAAAAAGGAATACAATGAAAAACGTAAAACTATTCGAGGAATACGTCACTGAAGTATACAAGTCTCGATCTTCTTACAGCAGCTATTCAGAAGAGAGCATGGACCCCGACGTCAAGAAGCTCTTTTCTATCTTAGACGCAATGTTTCAGAATTCTCCAGTTGCTTTCGAAGTCACCTTGGCCAATGACAGTTTCACTGTTAAAGGACCCTTTGGCCTCATAATGTCGATCAACGTTGACAAACAAGCTTATGGTCCTTCTTACGCCGCAACTTACAAGAAAGTTGGAGTACGTGCATCCATAGAAAAATTCAAAATTTCTGCAGATACACCGGAAAAACTCTGGAAAGAGCTCAAAAAATCTGCAGAATTCAAAGCATTCTTCAAGGGACATACCAAGGAGAGAATGATGAAAGACAAGTTGAATTCTATTCTCAAGAAAGCAGAAAAAGACAAGGCTGACGGTAAATGGAGCGATGAGACTCTGTTAGATTTCCTCTATTACTCTACACCGAACGTCATCACTAACAAAGCAGACACTTCAGGTCCTTGGGCCACATCAGGAACTTCAGTTGTCACTAAGCAGTGGAACTTGGAACCTCTGGAAGCTGCTCTCAGAGACAATGTAGAAGAAGACATTGAAAGACTCAGAGAAAAGATCCTAGAAAAACTCGATCTGAAAGGTGGCTACCTTGTCAGCATCAAAATTGAAAAATTTGAGTACAGAGCTGGAACTTTGGAAATTAGAATTGCCACTACTGTATACATGAATTAAAAATTCTGATATCAATTATGAAGCACATAAAACTTTACGAGTCGTTCTTAAAAGAGAATGCGACAGAAAAATTCATAGAATACGTTGGTAGCCTAGATTACGAAAGTGATCCGGTTTTCAATGACATCTACCGGGAAGTGATGGATACAGAAGAGGAAAAAGAGTATACACAAGAAGATGTAGTAGAACTTTCTGATGCTATAGCTGACATGGATGATTCTCAAGTCTTGAATATCGCAAAAAAATTCGGATATCAATCATGAAGCACGTAAAACTTTACGAAAACTTTAAAGTCAATGAAGACTGGGGAAGCAGTGACCAAACTGCTATGAACCAGTCTATGCACAAGAGCCTTGGAGAACCCAAAGAATTTCCTGGTCTAGATCAAATTCTTTCAGCAGCAGAAGAAGCTGTAGATTTTTACTGGGACGAATGGCCAGAGTATCAGACTCAGCGAGAAGAGCTGATCAATGATGCCGGAAGACGCTACATGAGAGCTTACTTCCCCGTGTTGTTCAAGGGATTCACTGAAATGTTCAGCGAGTCTTTGAAAGAGTCTCATACTCAGAGCTGGGAACTGAAAGACGTCAGCAAGCTTAAGAACTACATGTTTTTCCAGAACCTGATCATCATTAGAGATGCAGCACAAGACATTCTTGCAATGGACAGACAATATGTTGATAGCATCTTAGACAATGGACATGGTTGGGCTACAGATCATGTTTCTACTTCAAAGGACGATATAGAAGAAGTTGCTGGCTTTCTTAAAAACTATTCAGAAAAATTAGATAACTAATGGTAAAGGGAGAAGACAAAGAAGCTGGTGAATTCATTCTCGTAAATTCAAAAACTGCATAAATGAAATACTTAAAGCTTTTCGAAGAGTTTGAAGCGTATAACGAATTTAATCTTTCGGATCCTACTAACGTGAAGATTGCGATGGCAGAGCTGAAGAGAAACAAAATTAGTTTTGATTCTACACAAGGCGGAGGATTCACATTTTTTGTCTTTAAGAATTCTAAAGACTTAGACAACGCTATCAAAGCAGTAGAAAAAGTAATAGACAAGAGCAAAGAAGATGAGTGGCACTAATACTCTTCCGCCTGGAGTTCTGGGAACATGCGTCACTTGTGGTCAAGAACAACAACCGCTTGACATGAACGGAAACTGTTCAGTATGTGGTACAATAGGAAAAGGCAATCCCATATGAGCAATTTTAAGACATACGGAGAATGGCTAAACGAAGCCAGTGAATATACTCTGAAAGCCAGAGAAAAGGCACCAGAGTTCATCGAGAACGTGAAAAAAGCTTTGGCAGAAGCTGGATTTGAGTACACCATCACTTCTTCTCCGATACAAATCAAGAATGGCACTCTCAATCTGAACGGTCTGAGAAATTCTACTTTTCTGTCAGAAAAGTCGGAAGAGCTTGGTCTTTCTGCCATTTCCAAGTCTTACGAAGATGTCAAGAGATCAGCTGGAGAAGTAGAACTTCCTTCCATGATCGTCTATTCTAGAGGCGTAATCAAAGAAACTAAAGCACCTAATAACGGTTTCGAATTTTCTCCTACTCCTGAAGGGATAAAAACTTACTGTATAGAATGGTTGAAAAGGAATTTACTGAGGAGATTTTTGAACACTGTTCACTCACACTTGAAATATGAAACTTTCAAACTGAATTCTTCTTACAAGGGTTACAAACTTTCTGAAAAAACGCTAGATCTCATAGAAACTGAGCTTGGTGAAATACTCAGAGTAAGAGAATACAGCACGAATAGACAATTTGAATCAATTTCTCTTGAAAGTGCCCTTAAAAAAATTGACCCTCGGATAGCAGAAGCCTTCTCGCCATTTTTGGTTCTATCATATTTCATACACAAAGCAGGCATGAACTTATTGCACACCGATCTGATAATATCTGGCAGAACATCAAGAACTCTTACTGTAGATTTCAACCTTCACGGTGACGATAGGTTGCAAAGAATCAACGTGTATATAGAAGATAAAATGAAAATTTCAAGAAACTTGGACAAAGTAGAAACTTACATAAACATGGAAGTATTCGCTTCTGCGCTAAAGATGAAAAGTTATGCTGACATCGGTAAACAACTTCCGGCTATAGCAGACTTTCTTGAAATTGCAAAAAAATCCTCTAACGCAGAAGATCTAGATAAATTTGCAGAAGAAAGAAGAGGAATGATCTCAGGGAAGAAATTTGGGTTCTAAAAAGTAATTTAATGATTGTAATTGGTATTGACATGAGCAAAAACTCTCCTGGTGTTTGCATCAGAAGAGACAGATCTCTAGAATTTTTGTCTTTCATAAGAGGATCTAACAAGGGAAAAATAACGGAGCATTACAAGACTCTGACTGACAACGGTGTTCAGATACATTTTTACGAGTATCCTCAGCCCTCAAACATGGAGTACAGCGAATCAGAAGTCTGGAAAGCTACAGACGCACAACGTTACGCCGAATGGATAACTTCTCATCTTCCGGCAGAAGCTGACTTTGTGGGAATAGAAGGGTTTTCTTATGGATCTAGCGGAAACTCTTTCATAGACATCGTAGGTTATGGGTACGCTGTGAGAATGGCTCTCATCCAAAAGTACGGAGCAGAAAAATTTTCCGTCTTTTCTCCTGGAAACGTGAAGAAGACAGCCGGCAAAGGAAATGCTAACAAAGAAAAGATTTTTGAGTTTTTCATGAACACGGACTCAGAAGACCTGAAGAGCTGTGACCTCTGGAAAAAACTTTCTTCTGGAGAGATAGACAAGATAAAGAAGCCCGTAGATGACCTCGTAGACTCGTACTACGTCCAAGAGTGTGCTAAACTTTTTCACTTGAGCAAGTAAAAAGTTTTTTCTGACATTCTCTTTTGTTTTATTTACTTATACGATGAAATCTGAAGAACTATACAGCCCATATTGTAAGATCTGCGAAGCTTGCGGAGAAGAAGGATGTTGTTCTGCAATGTGTTGTCAACAACACTCAGAAGGAGATTATTGCAAAAGTTACTTGGCAGATCTCAAATTTGGTTATCTGATGTATAAAGAAATGATGAAAATCGTCGGAGATGACCCAAAGTACAAACAAGAAATTGAAGCAGTTTTTAACAGAACGTACAATGCAATTTACGTGGAATATATAGAAAAATAAAACATAGAAGATGAAACACATTAAACTTTTCGAAGGATTTATCAGCGAGTCTTTCAGTGAAGAAGAGCTCACTAACATGCTAGCATTTGAACCTCTGAAAGTTGACATCAAGCCTGACAGCGTAGAAGTTATAGTCTCTGGAAACGATCTAGGCTATGATGACGACCAATACTATCACATGGTCTGGTATCCAGCAGACAAAACAGTGGAAAGCGGAACTTTCAAGGACCCTTATCTCAGAAAATTTGTTACGGGCAACAACTGGTCAGAAGACGTTAACACTCTAGAAGAATTTGCAGCGGTGGTAGATGGTTCAGCGGAAAGCGGAGACTGGGAATAAAAATTCGTCAAAATACAAAAAAGGAGCTTTTAGCTCCTTTTTTTCTGCAGTCTGTGAACTTTTTTTCAGTTCTTCTAGATATATAGTCTAGGTAATTTATTCATCAACGGGCATTTAAGAAAACATACATGAAAGACGTTAACCTCGCTGGAAAATCTCTTTCTTTAACACCGGGCAAAGAACAAATTTCCGAGCAATCTAAAACAATCATTAACAATTAAAATTAAACGGGCAAAATGGAAAATTTTCAAGACATTTTCAATCTCAGCACAGAAGATTTCGTAGAAAAAACTACATCACGAGAATCTGAGCTTTACAAACCAAACGCGAAAGACGGAAAAGACAACACTTACAAGTCTCTCATCCGTTTCATTCCTTTCTGGAAAGATCCTCGCAAATCTAAAATCAAAAAGTATTCTTACTGGTTAGAAGATCCTCTCACAGGAGATGGGTTCTCTGTTGATTGTCCTTCGACTGTCAACCAAAAGTCAGTTATTCAGGACACTTATTGGAAGCTCAAAAAGTCTCAGTCTGTAGCTGAACAAAAACTTTCTGACAAATTCAAACGTAGAGAAAACTACTACGCTCTGATTCAAATTCTCAAAGATGAACAGAGACCTGAACTTGTAGGAAAAATCAAAGTTCTCAAGTTTGGACAAAAGCTCAATGCTATCATTCAGTCTGAACTTCAACCTGAGTACGGCCAACCTTACAATCCTTTCGATCCGATCAAAGGAAGACCGATGGCTCTTTCGGTAACTCTTTCTGGAGGTTACAACAACTATGACTTGTCAAAGTTTGTTGGAGAATCTCTTCCTTGCCTTATGAACGGTAAGAAAATTGAGCCTACCAAAGAGATGATGGAATCATTCTTTGAACACCTCAAAACCGATTCTCCAGATCTAGGTAACTACGATTACAAAGAATGGGATGAAGATCTAAGATCTAAAGTCAAATCTGTCATAGAGAACACTGTTCCTTCTATGCGCACAGCTGAAAATCTTGCAAAAGAATCAGCTTCGGCTTCTAGAACTTCGGCTCCTTCTTTCGACATCGACTTAGGAGAAACCAAATCTGCGCCAAAAGGCGAAGACTTAAAAATCGATGACTTGAATTTTGACAGTTTCGATAAATCTTCACCTGATGACTTCGATGCAGATTTGTATGGAGACCTCTAATTCACACATTACTGAAAGGGAGAAATTTGATTTCTCCCTTTCTTTTACTCCGGAAAATGAAGCTCCGGTAAATGTCGACGATCTTTGGAAAAAAGTATATGACTCTGTTTCTAGGATTCTGAACAGGAGATTTACGCTCACAGCTAAGAAGAGCATAAAAACTCACACTGACAGATTTGCAATTGCATGCCCTTATTGTGGAGACTCTGTAAAAGATCCAAAGAAAAAACGGGGAAACATTTTCATTGATTCTGCAAACTTTCACTGCTTCAATGGAGACTGCAATGCTCATGCCTCTCTTACATATTTCTTAAAGGAGTACGGTGAAATAGACAATTTTTCAACACAGGAGATTGCTTATTTCAAAGAGAAGGGCCATGACAGTGCAAGCAATTACTCTGGGAAAAGAATAAAAGTCTATCAAAACATCGAGACTCTATTCTCCACAGAAGCAATGAACTTGACAGTCTCTAGAGAATTTTTCTTGAATAAGTTGAAATTGCAAGAAGTTAGAGGATCCAGAATTCAGAGATACTTGGACCAGAGATTTCAGACGACTAGAGAAAATTTTGCATTTGATCCAAAGAAGGGACTCTTGTACGTTCTCAATTTGACTAGCGATGGACAAAGAGTCATTGGATTTCAAATTAAGACGTTCAATAAAAGGTCTCCATATTTGACTTACAAGACTTCTGCCATGCATGAGTATCTTGGAATCTATAAGGAAGAGAATGCTGAGCTGCTTCAGAAGATTGACACTATTTCTAACACGTTTGGAATACTAAATCTTGACCTCTCTAGGAGCATTACTGTCTTTGAGGGACCTTTAGATAGCTTTCTTTTTCCGAATGCAGTCGGAGTCTGCTCTGCTAAAAACGATTTTCCTTTTGAAGTTGACAGCATCCGGTATTTCTATGACAATGATAAGACCGGCAGAGAATGGTCTCTCAGAAGAATTCAAGAAGGCTATCCTGTTTTTCTCTGGAAAAAATATATTGAAGAAAGTGAACTCTCATTGTATGAGTCTAAAATAAAAGATTTGAATGATCTGCTGATTATGGTAAAAAGGCACGGCCTAAAACCTAAAAAGTTTGCAGATTATTTCAGTACTGACCAATATGACATGGTATGGATTTAGAAATTAGAAAAACAGAGCATGTAGACATGCCAGAGGAGGAAAAAATATCTGCACACGTAGATTTTTCTACTGCTCCAGTGGAATATGAGTCCAAAGAATTTCAAGTCATAGAAAAGAAAAAGAAAAAGAAAACGCAAATAATTGAACATGTCACTCTGGGAAGAAACAACACCTCCGGAAACTGCCTCTTCTGAAAAATCTTTCTCTGAGAGATTCGAAGAAGAAAGAACTCAGTGGACCAAGACTATACAGGAGATCAGCGGTAGATTTAAGATCGTAGAAAATTTGGCAGAAGTTCAAATTGACTTGTATTCCAAGAGGCAGATCGCTATAGAGTATCAGTACAAACTGATAGGAATTCACACGAAGCTTAAAAGAAAGCTTGTGCAAGACTGGAAAAATGCTTATGACAACGCAGGTAGAGACGAAGATATAAGATTTTCCGAAAAAGAAAAAACAAAAACAGCCGAAGTTGCTACACTGGAAATTAAATATAGAACAGAGTCAGTTAGTAATCAAATAGAATTTTTTCGAGAAACTGTGAAGACGATCGACAACATGATCTTTGGTGTGAAACACAGGATAGAAATCGAAAATTTCAAAGCCGGAATGAAATAACGTGAAATTACGAGTAACAGAAAATGGAAAGTACTTAAGGCTCTATGAAGCCTCAGAGGTAGAATTGGAACAAGTTCAATTCTCTCTCAAAAAGCGCATCCGCGGATTTTTTTACAATCCTCTGGTCAAAAAGAAACTCTGGGACGGTTACATCTCTTTTTTCAAGGACGGCTACATCCCCATCGGTCTGTGGAACGAAATCTTCAAGCTCGGAGAAACTTTCGATTACAAAGTTGAGATTGAAGGCCTAGACAGAATTATAGACGTCAATTTTGACGAAGCAGATTTTAGAAAATGGTGTGA